AAATTATGGTGGAGTGTAAATTTAAATGAAAGCTTATAAAACCCCTCTTCGTTATCCTGGTGGTAAGTCTAGAGCAGTGCAAAAGTTATTTGCGTATTTGCCTAACAGGAAATACGATGAACTCCTTACTGATGATCCAGAAGTTTTTACATATCTAGATCCTCCATATGATATCAAAGATAATCTTTATGGGAATAAGGGCGATATGCATAAGAGGTTTGGTCACGATAAGTTTGCTATTGACTGTGATCAGTGTAAAGGACATCAATTAATATCTTATAATTCCTCTCAACTTGTAAAGGATAGGTTTAAAAACTGGAAAGCATCTGAGTTTGACCTTACATACACTATGAGATCTGTTGGTCAATATATGCAGGAGCAGCAAGATCGTAAAGAATTAGTCCTCATGAATTATGAGGTAGAGTAATGAAAATTATTGGAATTTATGGTGCTTTAGATTGGGATGCAAATCTTTTTGACAAAGCTGATACTTATATTCATGATGCAGGAGCAACTCTGTTTATTAATGGAATTCATATTAGAAGCATTAATGAAGAAAGATTGACTCGTATTAAAGATGAGGGTAATTTTCCATATAAGTCTATTGAATATGTTCTTGGTGGATATACAAAAGAAGAAATTGATGTTGTTTGTTACCCCACATCTTATAATGATGTATTTCAGAAACAACTTGTAGATGGCACTGCTAGTAGGATGATTAAGGAACAGTTTCCTAATGCTGAGATTTGGTTATTGTCACATCATCTTTGCCATGCAGCATCTACAGTCTTTACTTCACCTTTCAATAGTGGTAGTTTCTTAACTCTTGATGGCCTTGGTAGTGGGATTTGGGATTTTGCTAGTGGACATACTCGCGGTGGTGAAAATAATAGTATTGGATATTTTGATAAGAGTAAACGCATCTTCAGATTCTTTAGGGGAACTGGTGATCTAGGTATGAACTCATTTGGTGAGTACTATTGTAATATGTCTCAGATGATTTATGATGATAAGCATAAAGAATTGATGCAGCAAGAGTCTAAATTAAAACCTAATGTAGTAGAAAATCTTCAGTTTGCTCAAAACTTTGATGTAACCCCAAAAGAGGGTAAGATCATGGGGTTGTCAGCTTACGGTAAATTGTTAGAAGGGCAAGGACCTCCCACATGTATATCTACTTTGTTTCCTACATCTCATTTTGGTATTGATCGCTGGGAATTTGGAATGCCAGAAGTGCATTTCTATGACTATGAAATGCTGTATAATAATTTGAAGGGAACTGTAGAAGATAAAGCATACTATGTTCAGTATTGGTTTGAAAAGAGTCTTGAGTATTTAATTCACGAATTAAAAAAAGATTATCTAGAAGAAGATAATTGTTTTGCTGGAGGAACTTTCCTTAATGTATGTGCAAATACTATATTGAGACCATTGTTCCGTAACATTCATATTCCTCCGTTTACTAATGACTCTGGAATTCATTTTGGTGCAGCAGCTTGGGGTGCTTATAGATCTAAAGAAACTATTGAATTACCACATAACATTGCACTACTAGGTAAATCTTATGATGACTTTGTTCCAGAAGAAAAAAATTGTAAGCATTATGATAATTTTGATGATCTCTGCGAATTCCTAGCAAAAGAATTGGATGATAATAAGATCGTTGGTTGGTTCCAAGGCAGGTCAGAATACGGTCCTAGGTCTTTGGGATCTAGGTCATTGTTGATGAGTCCCAAGAGATCTGAAAACAAAGATATTCTGAATGATAGGGTTAAAAAGAGAGAGACCTGGCGTCCTTTTGCTGGTATAATGTTAGAAGAAAAAGTTGGTGAATACTTTGATCCTGGTTTTGTGAGTCCGTATATGTTGTACTCTCAAACTTCTATCACTAAGAAACTTCCTGCAATTACTCACAAGGATATGTCGTGTAGAATTCAAACTGTAAATGAGCAACAGAATGCTAGGATGTATCAACTTCTTTCTAAACTTCAACCACCAGTATTATTGAATACTTCATTCAATCAGAGTGGAGAACCAATCATTGAAACTCCAGAGGATGCCATCTCCTCTTTTAAAAAAATGGATATTGATTATCTTGTTATTGGAAATTATTTGTTATGGAATTAAAAGACTGGCTTAATTCCATTAACCTCACTAAAGAAGATCTGAGTGAGGATCCAGAAGATATTAAAAAGTATCCTCCTTACATCATAAACCGTTGTCTCTCTGGACATTTGGATGCAATCTTATTTGCGAATGAGATGAATAAGAACACTCATTTGTCAAAAGATATGCAGTACCAATTCCTGCTACATAGCATTAGAAAGAAGAAAAGATTCTCTCCTTGGTTGCGCCAAGAAAAGATTGCAGATTTGGAACTTGTAAAAAAATATTATAAGTATAGCAATGAGAAAGCTCAGCAAGCTTTGAAGATTCTTATTCCAGAACAACTAGAGTACATTCGTAAAAAACTCGATACAGGTGGAATTAAATGACAAAAGTTCTTAGCATTGATATTGATTATTGTTTTCCTAATGTTGAAGACTGGCCTAACGAAGATGACGAACTCTGGGATGAGTGGCATCCGACTACAAAATGGAATCTATACTTTGCAAAATATCCTGATCTTAAGCAGAGAGAAAAAATTATTGATGAAGAGTGCCTAGACTACATGCTAGACACCTTTACAAAAGCATTGACAGCTAATCCAAATATAACTGTTGCCTTTGGATTGGATCATGATTATATTCTTGACTCTGTTCTAGACAAAGATGATCTGGAAATAATTAATATCGATCATCATGATGACTTTCTAGCAGGATGCTACATTGATAAGATTGAAACTGATACCGGTGACTACAGCAATGAAACTTTTTTAGCACTTCACCTCTTAGAGTATCACCTGACAAAGGCTTATGGTAAAGTTGATGAGGGTAGTTGGGGAGCTTATCTACACACCTTAGGTAAACTCAAGAGAATGGTATGGATTCATAATGGAGATAAATCTGAAGAAGATACTAGGAGTCCTGTAAATAGATTTATTTGCAATCATGTTGGAGAGTATGCTGATTGGGGATTTGCAACTGCAGAAGAGTATGATCATGGGGATTATGATTATGATCATATCTTTGTTTGTCTGTCACCTCAATATTTTCCAAACTGCCACTGGGATTTACTGAGTGTATTCATGGGAATATATGAAGATCACACAGGCAAAGATTGTAAATTGGAAGAGTTTTGGGATAAGCGGTGGATCAATAAAATGGCTTATAAGGAAACCTATGAAATACTTAAACCATCGTTAGCGGATGTCAAGAGGAGTTTAGCTAAATAATAAAAAGTTTTTGTTTTTGACATGAGCGTCGTTATTGAACCGACCGTTGAGTGGTCGTCTGAAGAAATGGTAGAAGTTTCTCTCAGTGAACCGGATGATTTCTTAAAAGTGAGAGAAACGCTAACTAGAATTGGCGTAGCATCTAGAAAAGAAAAGAAACTTTATCAGTCATGCCATATCTTGCATAAGCAAGGAAGGTATTTCATCGTACATTTTAAAGAGTTGTTTGCTCTTGATGGTAAGAAAGCAAATCTTACTTTAAATGATGTTCAAAGACGCAATAGAATTACTCAATTGCTTGCTGACTGGGGACTTATTTCTGTTGTTGATGCAGAAAGGATTCAAGATATTGCTCCCCTCAATCAGATTAAAGTCTTAGCATATAAAGATAAAGGAAATTGGACCTTAGAGACTAAGTATAATATTGGTCGTAAAGTTAAAGTTGAAGGTGAAGAGAATCCATAAATAAATCGTCGCTCTTTCGTGCGCGACTCTCTACGACGGATTCGCTACCAAAGTAGATAGGGGGATTAACGCCCCCTTCCCAATTAATGTAAACCGAATAAAAAAATACGGGGTTCTCTACCCCGTTTTTTAATGTTGTTTGATAAATATTAGTGGATGCCTTCGGGGTCCACACAATACAAACTCGCTTTTAAAGGAGCTAAAAATGACCGACCTTACTAAGTATGGTGCGTCTAACATCGACCAATTTTTGGATCGTGTTCACCGCAATAGCATTGGTATGAACGAATACTTTGATCGTTTATACTCACTACATGAGACTACTACTAACTATCCTCCCTACAATCTAGTATCCATAAATTCTGTAGAGTCCAGGCTAGAGATCGCCCTGGCAGGGTTTAAAAAAGCAGAGTTATTTGTCTATACACAGGATGGCAAACTCTTTGTAGAGGGTCAGAAAGAGGACAAGGAGACCGAAACTACTTATCAGCATAAAGGACTAGCACAGAGGTCCTTTACGAGGGTATGGACGCTCTCTGAGGATGTAGAAGTGAAGAGTGTAGAATTTGAGGATGGACTCCTTTCAATATGTTTGGCTAGGATAGTTCCAGAGCATCATCAACGGAAAGATTGGTTCTAAATATCGGCAGGGGGGTGTATGCCCCCCATTTTTATGGTATAATAGGAAGAGGTAAAAACTGCATTATGTCTGTTAGAATTGCTATCATCGGCAATGACTCCATCATTGCTGACATTAAAGAGTTGATTGACCCTGAAGATAAGGCTCGTCAATACATGTTCACTAAACCATTTCGTGTTATCATGCAGCCAACCATGCTGCTATCAGAAGATAATAATGAAACCGCAGAGAATACATCTCAAGTATCTCTTGCTACTTGGCAACCTCTTACTCAAGAGACTACCTTCATTGTAAATCCAAATTCGGTTCAAACTATCTTTGAACCAGTTGCTGATCTCAAAAAAATGTATCAAGAGGTAACTGATGGATCCAATTAAAGTAATCGTATTCAAGGAAGACTACCTCTGCATTATTGCAGGCATTAAGGAAGTTGGTGCTGACATTGGAGAACCCGATTGTGAGTTAGAAAACCCCTATGAGTTTGTCCCTCAAGATGATGATTTCAAGGGCGAGTATAAAGAGCGTCTTGTACCTTGGAAAGTATTGAAAATGTCTTCCGATAAGAAGTGCAGAATTCAAAGTGATACTATTCTGACTCTAGTTGATCCTGAGCCACACATCCTCCAAGCATACAACGAACTGCTTTCTGAATGAAATTCTATACTAATGTACAAATGATTGGGGATCAGTTCCTCGTTCGTGGTTATGAAAATGGTGAGTACATTCAGTTTAGAGAAAAATACAAACCTACATTATTTGTTCCTGCCAAGAAAGAAACTTTTCATAAAACTCTTGATGGGGATTATGTCGAACCAATTAAACCTGGTTTCGTATCGGACTGTCGTGACTTCTTAAAAAGTTATGGTGAGGTAGATAATTTTAAAGTGTATGGTAATGAGAGGTACATCTATCAGTATATTTCTGATAAGTATCCTCAAGATGAGATTAAATTTGACGCTAGTAAGATTCGCCTCATCACAGTCGATATCGAAACTCGTGCTGAGAATGGATTTCCTGATGTTGAGACAGCTGATCAAGAGATCCTGCTGATCACTATTCAAGATTATAATACAAAAGAGATTACAACCTGGGGTCAGGGTCCGTTCAAGATTAAACAGGACAATGTTCGCTACATTCAGTTCAACAATGAGCGGGATCTACTCAACAGTTTTATTAACTGGTGGATGGAGAATACTCCTGATGTTGTGACTGGTTGGAACATTCAGTTGTTCGATATGCCATTCATTGCAAAGCGTATTGATCGTGTTCTTGGCGAAAAACTTGCTAAGAGATTATCGCCTTGGGGATTAGTATCTCAAAAAGAAGTCTTTATCAAAGGTCGTAGACAAATTTTCTACGATATTGGTGGTATTTCACAGTTAGATTATCTCGATCTTTATAAAAAGTTTACATATACCAATCAGGAATCATATCGTCTTGATCATATTGCCAATGTAGAACTTGGTCAGAAAAAACTTGACCACTCTGAGTTTGATACATTCAAGGACTTCTATACTCATGGGTGGCAAAAATTTGTAGAATATAACATTATCGATGTGGAGCTCGTAGACCGTCTTGAAGATAAGATGAAGTTGATCGAGCTTGCTTTAACTATGGCATACGATGCTAAAGTGAACTATAGTGATGTATTCTATCAAGTAAGGATGTGGGACACCATCATCTATAATTATTTGAAGAAGAAAGGTATAGTCATTCCCCCCAAGGAAAAAACTGATAAGGATGAAAAGTATGCAGGAGCCTATGTTAAGGAACCGATTCCGGGAGTCTATGACTGGGTGGTTTCTTTTGACCTCAACAGTCTGTACCCTCATCTTATTATGCAGTACAACATATCACCAGAAACCCTCTTGGACGAAAAGCATCCAACAGCAACAGTTGATAAGATACTTTCTGAGGAGATAAGTTTTGAGATGTATAAGGACAATGCTGTTTGTCCGAATGGTGCTATGTTCCGTAAAGATAAGAAGGGGTTCTTGCCTGAGTTGATGGAGAAGATGTATGGTGAGAGAGTTATCTTCAAGAAGCGTATGCTTAAAGCCAAGCAAGAGTTTGAGAAGACTCCTACTGATACACTTAAGAAAGAAATCTCCAGATGTAACAACATTCAAATGGCGAAGAAGATTTCTCTTAACTCTGCTTATGGTGCTATTGGTAATCAATATTTCAGGTATTTTAAACTAGCAAACGCGGAGGCTATTACTTTATCTGGTCAGGTCTCAATTCGTTGGATTGAGAACAAGATGAATCAATATCTAAACAAACTCTTATCTACTGAGGGTGAAGATTATGTTATTGCATCTGACACTGACTCAATCTATCTTAACCTTGGACCTCTTGTTACTAAATTTCTTGGTAATAAATCTGATGATAAAGCAGCAATTGTTGCACTACTTGATAAAATCTGTGAAGATAAATTAGAACCGTTTATTGATAACTCGTATCAAGATCTTGCGGATTATGTTTCGGCATACGAACAAAAGATGCAAATGAAGAGAGAGAATATCGCTGATCGTGGCATCTGGACTGCAAAGAAGAGGTACATTCTTAATGTTTGGAATAGTGAAGGTGTTCAATATACAGAACCTAAATTAAAAGTGATGGGTATTGAGGCTGTAAAGTCTTCCACACCTGCACCTTGTCGTCAAATGTTGAAGGACTCTTTCAAAATTATGATGACTGGATCTGAAGATGATATGATTAACTACATAGGTGACTGTCGCAAGAAATTTAATAAACTAACTCCTGAAGAGATCTCTTTCCCAAGATCCGTCAGTGATGTAGTGAAGTATAGATCTCCGTCAGATATTTACACTGAAAGAACTCCTATTCATTGTCGTGGAGCTCTTCTATACAATCATTATATTAAGAAAGCGAATCTTACTAACAAGTATTCTCTAATTAAGAATGGAGAAAAGATTAAATTTTGTTATTTGGAGATACCAAATACTATTCATGAGAATGTTATCTCTTTTATTCAGGACTTTCCCAAAGAACTAAATCTTAATAAGTATATTGATTATGATTTGCAATTTAGCAAGGCATTTTTAGAACCGTTAAAGACCATTCTTACTGCTATTGGATGGTCCGTAGAAAAAACCGCAACCTTAGAGGACTTCTTCTCATGACAGATCAAGAAAAATGGAATAGAGGACTTGATCTTTTTATCGAGTCCGTTCATAAACCGGATCATAAACTTAGATCCTGTGCTCACAACCAAGAATGTTTTAATGAACTGATGTCAATGCGCGAAAATGTGCTAGAATACTTGAAAACCTTGAGATGGAGTTGAATGGATTTTCTTAAAGAGATTATCAAAGAAATTGGAGATGACTATACTCAGTTGGCCAAAGATATTGACGACTCTGAAACTTATGTGGACACGGGTTCTTACATTTTTAATTCACTGGTCTCAGGTAGCGTATTTGGTGGTGTTTCTGGGAATAAGATTACTGCCATTGCTGGTGAGTCTTCTACTGGGAAGACTTTCTTTAGCCTCGCTGTCGTTCAAAATTTCCTTGACACTAATCCTGATGGGTATTGTCTCTATTTTGACACTGAAGCAGCAATTAATAAGTCTCTTCTTGAGAGCCGTGGACTACCTCTTGATCGCTTGGTAGTTGTCAATGTTGTAACTATCGAAGAGTTTCGTAGTAAAGCATTGAGAGCAGTTGATTTGTATCTGAAGAAACCCGAAGGAGAGCGCAAACCATGTATGTTTGTATTAGATTCTCTTGGTATGCTTTCAACTGAGAAAGAGATCCGTGATGCTTTGGATGAAAAGCAAGTTCGTGATATGACAAAATCACAACTGGTTAAAGGTGCCTTCAGGATGTTGACATTGAAGCTAGGACAGGCTAGAATACCTATGATTGTTACCAACCATACTTACGATGTCATTGGCGCATATGTACCTACAAAAGAAATGGGAGGAGGTAGTGGACTCAAGTATGCAGCAAGTACAATCATCTATCTCAGCAAGAAGAAAGAGAAGGATGGAACAGAAGTCATCGGAAACCTTATCAAGGCTAAGACTCACAAGTCTCGTTTAAGCAAGGAGAACAAAGACGCCACTATTCGGTTATACTATGATGAGCGTGGACTTGATCGTCATTATGGATTGCTTGAATTAGGAGAACTTGGAGGTCTCTGGAAGAATGTTGCAGGTCGTTATGAGATTGATGGTAAGAAAGTCTATGCCAAGCAAGTTTACAAGGAACCTGAGAAGTATTTTACTGAAGAAGTGATGCAACAACTTGACGAGATTGCTCGTAAAGAATTTAGCTATGGTGAATGATGAGTGACAGGATTGAACTGACTATTCTAAGAAACCTCATTCATGATGAAGAGTTTCTTAGAAAGGTTCTACCATTTATAGAACCTGATTATTTTGATGAGCGCAATGAAAGACTTGTTTTTGAGGAGATCAGTTCCTTTGTCAATCTATACGATAGGATTCTAACACCAGAAATCCTTAATATTGAAGTACAGAACCGTAGTGATATCTCTGAATCCGAATGTAAAGATACTCTAACCTTAGTGGAAGTATTGACTGAGAGTGAAACTCATACTCAGTGGTTGTTAGATGCTACTGAAAAGTGGTGTCGCGACCGGGCTATTTACTTGGCACTGATGGAGTCTATTCAGATTGCAGACGGTAAAGATAGCGAAAAGACCAGAGATTCTATCCCTGGTATTATGCAAGATGCCCTTGCGGTTTCTTTCGATAATCATATTGGTCATGATTATCTTCAAGATTATGAAGCAAGATACGACTTTTATCATAAAGACGAATCAAAGATACCATTCGATCTTGAATATTTTAATAAGATTACGAAAGGAGGTATGCCCAATAAGACACTTACTATTGCTCTAGCTGGTACTGGTGTTGGTAAATCTCTCTTTATGTGTCATGTAGCAAGTTCAGTTTTATTGCAGGGCAAAAATGTTTTATACATTACGCTTGAGATGTCTGAGGAAAAAATTGCTGAAAGAATTGACGCTAACCTTTTAGATGTTAATATCAGAGACTTGACAGAGTTACCTCGTCAGTTATTCGAGACAAAAGTATCTAAAGTTGCTGCAAAAACTCAGGGCACTCTTATAATTAAAGAGTATCCAACAGCCAGTGCCCACAGTGGACATTTTAAATCTCTGCTCAACGATCTGGCACTTAAGAAATCTTTTCGCCCTGATATTATTTTCATTGATTACCTTAATATTTGTGCTTCCGCTAGGTATCGCGGAGCTGTCGGTGTCAACTCTTATAGTTATATCAAGGCTATTGCTGAAGAACTTAGAGGATTGGCTGTCGAAGCCCAGGTCCCTATCGTTTCTGCCACCCAGACCACTCGTTCTGGTTATAGTAGCAGTGATGTTGACATTACTGACACTAGCGAGTCCTTTGGTCTCCCTGCTACTGCTGATCTTATGTTTGCCCTTATTTCATCTGAAGATCTTGAAGGACTCGGGCAGATCATGGTGAAGCAATTGAAGAATAGATACGGTGATCCGACTATGAATAAGAGATTTGTTATTGGTATTGACAGATCGAAGATGAGGTTGTATGATTGTGAACAAAGTGAAGGTGGATCTCTCCATGGATCTGGAGATGATACTAAAGAAGAAACTTTTGTAAAAGAGAACAAATTTCAGGGGTTTAAATTTGATTAAATCAGCAACAAAAGTATGGAACGATATTTCTCAGGTCAATAATCTTGAATTTCAGTACCATCTCTTGCCTGGTGGGGCTGCAATCCTTACTGCAAGCGATGTCTTCCAGTATCCTGATAAAGTTTATGATTTTCTTTCTAATTTAGATTACTGGGAAACCCAGCACTTTAGTGATACTGATATCATTCGTCCTGGACTAACTCATCAGTTTGCTCCTGGACTTTTCAGTATGCTTGGTAGTGGTCTTAGCCAAAGAATGAAAAAAATCTTTGGAGTTTCTGAATTGAGTACATTAGATATGTACATTCAATCCACGAAAGGTGATATGACTTTAGATGTTACTGGTGGATTATGCTGCTATCCGCATATTGATTCAGCAGTAATGGATTCTAATGAAGAAGATCTCCCTCATATTGTTTCAAACCTCAATCTCTCAAAAAGTTCTGATCCTGTAAGGACTGGATTCTGGTCCTTTAGGGGTAAGAGTAATGTTCTAGAGTTTAATAGAGACGATAAGAATGCATTCAATAATTTTTATGATCGGCATGAAGATGTGACTATTTCTGAGTGGTTTCAAATTAATGATTACGAAGACTTTAAATTTGAAAGTTCTGTTGAAATGGTGTATAATAGTCTTGTAGTCTATAGTACGGGAACAATTCATAATCCGTACATCAAACCTAATTGGTTTGCTGATAATGATAGGTTAGTGTTATCAACTTTTTTCTCTGTAGATCCAGAGAGATTAAACTTTGAAGAAAAAGATGTCGATGTTGTTTCCTACACATGGGAACATTTCAGGCTAGATACACTATTCAACTATCACCCACAACAAACAGCACCGCAATTTTAATCATGCCTACTTATTCAAGCGCAATCGCTGATGCGACACCAGATCCTCAGCGTCCTACTACTGCTACTCCCCCTCGCCGTCCTAGGGCTAAAGAGTTTTGGGAAGCAGAACCCGGCGATCCTGGTACTGAAGGATGGTCCGATGATCCAGAAGATCGTACTGGACCCCAGCTAGGTAATCCTACCAATCCTCAACCAACAGTTGTTGCTACTCCCCCTGCTCCACCAGCAGCACCACCAGTCATGCCAGTAGTTTTGACTTCTCCTCAAACTACTCCTAAAGATGGTTACCTTGAGTTTGTTAACCAAGTAACTAGTGCTCCATCTAAGGATCCTGCACAGTTTATTGCTCGTGTTGCTGCACTTCAAGCAGGTGGTTGTGAGATTCAGCGTCTTCTAACTGCTGCTGTAGGTATCTCTGCTGAAGGTGGTGAGTTCATGGAGATTGTTAAGAAGATTATTTTTCAAGGCAAACCCTGGGAAGAAGATAATATTGAGCACCTGAAGATTGAACTGGGTGATGTTATGTGGTATGTTGCTCAGGCATGTATGGCACTTGACATCTCTTTGGAAGAAGTTCTTGATCGTAATATTGATAAACTATCAAAGCGTTATCCATCAGGAACTTTTGATTCTTATTATTCAGAAAATCGTAAGAAAGGTGACCGGTAATGGACGGAGCAGTACATGCATGGAACTCTATGTCCTACGGAGAGGGGTTCCTCTTCTCTGTATGGATCTTAGGAATGTATTATGTCAAACTAAAAATGGATAAGAGGTTTGGACAATGAGTAAAAAATCATTTAAGAATAAACATCAGCAGGAATGGGAATGGGAAGAAACTCCTGAGACTAAGGCAGCAATTGCTGCTCTTCATGAAGGCATTCGTTTTCGTAAATTAAAAGAAGAGGATGATAAACTAGGTTACGATACTAGTGGTAAATAATGCTTAGTCTCTGGATCCACATACGAGCATTCTTTGCTGTTGTGGTTGTTGGTTGTTCTCAACCTGTCAACTGGAAACATTGTGTTCGTGTGGACCAGTGGCTCTTGCCAGAAGTTAAGGAAGGATATAGACTATGGACAGGACAGACAACCCCGTATCAGTCTGAAAAGGACTATCTAAATAATAGGGAGTAGTGCTCCCTATTTTTAATGGCTGAACCGTCTGAAGGATTTTTTGCTGGTTGTGCTTTATGTACCAATCAAGAAATGGATGCCGCTCTAAAGGATGAGACTAGCATTCAAAACTTTTACAATGTAATGTACCAGAGGTACACGAGTAATGGAGTTATTGGTGCCGGTAATGTAAAAAAAGATTTTGAGAAAGCAGTTACCCTGGGACCTTCTGTAAAAAAAGATAAGTTTTATTCTGATCTTGTCGTAGGTATCTCTGCAGTAAAAGCAGTCAGATCTTTCCTTTCTACAAATTCTGCAATGAAAGGTATATCTGGGAATGCAATACCTAATGCAGTATACCTGACAGGAACTCAATGGCCTAAAGAAGTTCAGCAATTTAAGTTTGCTGCTTTTGGTATGGCAGACTTTAACTCCTCTGATTTGATTCTTCAGTATGGATCTAATTATGTTGGGGTATCTCTAAAGAAAAAACCAAAAGGAACTGCACCTGATCCGACTCTAATCAATAAAGCATTTGATACTGTATTGAATGGATCTCAATTTGCTCCTATTAAGGCACAGCTGCAGCAAGCTAGACAGCAGTTTTTTGCTGGAGTAATTAGGGATGCATTAACTACTGGTCCTTTAGTTGGACTTGCTCAACTTCCTGATGGATCTAATCCTAGAAATGCTGCACCAGAAAAACTCTGGAGTACTAGAATTGGTATCTACAAAAATGGTAAGATACAAACAGTTCCATTAATTAATCTAAAAGATGTTTCTGCTATTGGTGATCCAACTCTATTGAATAGTAAAGAAGTTGATAGAAATACTACAAATGCCATGCGTGATTATGTAAACACGAGACTTGGTAAAGTAGGTAACCAACCCAATACTTTATATAAACAGTTTCTAACTATTATTAAGAGAAATCAGCAATTGTTTGCTGACACCTTAATCAATCTTATCCTTAAGAAACAATTGATGGATGAGATGAGTGAGTATACTAGAAGTAACTTTGAATTTATCTTGACCACTGGAGTGGGACAGGTTACGATATCTAAGTCCAACGGTATGAATATTCAGGAAGGTAGTGGTACTTGTATTGGTATTGACAGTGTTGCACTTGCTCTTGCTTATCTTAAAAGACAACCTAAAACTATTGATATAGATACTGCAAAAACAGAGTCATCAAATGCGGCTAAGTTATTTTTCAAAGTTAGAGCAGGTACACTAGATCTCTTAGAACTTGAGTTAAGATATAAGGGTGACTTTAAATCTCAACCTCAGTTCCAAGCATTTCTTTCACCCCAATTTAAATCCTTACTTAAGGGTGACTTTGGAAACGCACGAAACATTATTTTTGGTTAAATGTACACTGATTTATTCCCCAGTAGAATTTTTAAATATCATTTAGATCTTCCTGACCTGAAACAAAATATGTTAGACAGGTATAACTCCTGGTCTAATCATTCAGTAAATGAGACTCCTGAGGGTTGGAGTTGTGATTGTAGAACGGAGTTTCAGGGCGCATTCCCTCACGAAAACCGGCATCATTATACTGAAATTTTGAAAGAATGGTCAAAAGAAATGGGACTACTTGATCGTCCCTACATTGATGAGATCTGGATGAATGCATATGAGCAACAGCAGTTTCAAGAATCTCATACTCATTTGCCAGGATTCTTTTCTGGGATTCATTACATAATGTTTGATCCTGAAGAGCATGAAGCTACTACATTTCAAAACCCACAAGACAATATTCATGCTTTTATGTTCGATGAAAGTTTTCTGGACAAAGATATTAACCAATACCTACACGAAAACCATACTCCTAAAGTTGTAGAGAGTGATATTATTTTATTTCCATCTCATCTGAAGCATTTTGTTAAAAGGAATAATAGTAAAAAACTTCGTATGACTATATCCTTTAACATAAATAGAATTGCTGAGTCTACACGACGGGTGTTTGCGTAATAATGAAGAATTTTTTTCAATTCTTAACTGAAGCACAGACTAACGCAGCAAAGCAAGCTAAGAAGCTTGGACTGAAAGGTGATGGCCATGGATCATGGGTTGATCCAGCTGGAAAAATTGTTGGTAGAACTATAGAAGGTGAGTTAGTTTTCTCTAGTGGTAGAAAACCATCACAAGAATCTGATCCAAACAGACCTGGAAGAGCAGCAAGAGCTTTACCTCCAGAAAATCCTCCTCCTTCAGCACAACAAAGTGGTGGAGTTGGTGAACCCGAAGAGCAGGAAGAGGTAGAAAAAACTCGTGGTGCTGTTACTATTGGATTTGGTAGATTCAATCCTCCTACAGCAGGTCACGAAAAATTACTTGATACTATTAAAGATACTGCAGATGATGGGGAGTACAAGGTATACCCATCTCACTCAGTAGATCCACAGAAAAATCCTCTTGATTCTGAGACTAAAGTTCTCTTTATGAAGAAGATGTTCCCTGTGCATGCGAACGCAATCGTATACGATCCTGCCGTTCGTACTATACTAGATGCAATGAAGCAAGCCGATGTCGAAGGATTTAGTAGCGTCAACATCGTGGTTGGTGCTGACAGACAAAAAGAGTTTGAGGGGCTCGCGAACAAATACAACGGGCAACTCTATAATTTTGATGCGATTAATGTCATCTCTGCAGGAGAACGGGATCCCGATGCTGAAGGGGTGGAGGGCATGTCTGCTTCCAAATTACGAGCCTTAGCTGCTGATGGTGACTTTGATTCTTTCAAGAAAGGATTACCTAAGGCTGCTAAAGGAATGATTGCTCGGGAACTGTTTAATACCGTTCAGAGATCTATGAGTGCTGCAGCTGTAACAGAAGGCATAGAAATGTGGCAAATTGCTCCTAAGTATGATGTAAAAACTCTTAGAGAGAATTATGTTAATGGTAGACTGTTTGGTATGGGATCTCTTGTAGAGTCTTTAAATACTGGACTAGTTGGTAGAATTATTAGACGCGGTGCAAATCATGTAATCGCTGTTACATCTGAAGGCATTATGTTCAAATCTTGGATTAGAGATTTGACTGAATATGTTTCTCGTATTCCTTCCGGTGTTCCTGCGAGTAAAAGAGAAATCGGTACAGATTCCTATAGAGAGTATGTTCAAAAACTTACTCCTTTAGAGAAGGTGAAGTCATTTATAAATAGAAGTTAGGAGACCGCTGAGTATTCAGGATCGATGACAAATTTTATTGCAGATAGCGCCGACCAGATCGTGCTTAATAGCATGGCAAATGTTTTTATGGAAAAACTTGATCCTGTCGGTAAAGAAGATTCTGATATTGATAATGATGGTGATTCTGATAAGTCTGATTCTTATTTGAGAAATCGTCGCAAAAATGTTGGCGCTGCTATTGCTGCTGACAAGGCTAAGAAAGTAAAGAAAGAAGAGATTGAACTTTCTCTTCGTGGAAAGGTTGGAGCATTAACCGAAAAAAAGCTCTATAAGTCTGAGAAAGCTACAAACTCAGACGAAAAAGAAATAGAGATTTCAGAGAAGTCTGTAAAAAATAAAGTAACTATTAATCCTGATATCCAAGAAGGTAAGAAAGGTCTCTGGGATAATATCCATGCCAAGCGTAAGCGTGGCGAAAAACCTGCTAAGAAGGGTGATAAGGATTATCCTAAAACATTGAATGTTGAGGAAACTGAAGATTCTTTAAGAGACCGTCGCATGGAGCGCGGTGGAGTTGATGGCAACAACCGTTACAATAAGGCACCAGGTAAACCTAATACTGCCGGTAAGAAAAAACCCTATGATGGTATGTCTGCCGTCGAGAAAGTAAAGGCAAGCATCCGTGCTAAGTATGGTGATAAAGCAATCATGGATACTAAGAAGAAAAAGGAAAAAGATTGAGCCTATATAAAAGAAGTTCGCTTCTTTAATAATGCTTGCTTTTTTACTTCCATTAGCATCAAAAATCATCACCGATGCCATTTCTAAAATTCCTGAGAATGAAGAACTGGGTGAGAAGATGGTTGAGATCTGTCTTGTTATTCTTGCTAAAGCGGTTAAGTTAACCAAGACTGATATGGATGATCAACTTCTTGAAGTTGTCACCAAAGCTATCAAAACCCGCGAGGATGCGTAGGTTATAAATAATTGTATGAAAACTGTAGTTCGGGTGTAAGAACATGGCTCTCTGGGGTCTTAACGACAATATTCAAACCTTTGGTACTGTTGCAGTTAGTGGTAATACTGTAACTGGTACGGGGACCACTTTTACAACCGATGTTGAAGTTGGTCAAGTAATCCGGGTTGGAACCCGTGGTGGTGTTGGTACATATTACGGTGACGCTGTTATCAGTGGTATCACCAGTGACCGAATTCTTACCATCGATTCTACTGCTGGACTTAGTGCAGTTAGCATTGCTGCTACTGCTTATGGTATCAGTGAATTACCAATGTATACTGTTAAGGACAGTGTATATCAAGAAGAAAGATCTGAAGCAGATTCTTTAGTCTATGGTATCTCTACAGATACTGCCGGTCAATATGGTGTTGCTCATCATGGTTGGGTTGGTGTTACCACTTATATGGATATGCACGGTAATCTGAGAGTCAAGAGCGAAGTTCTTGTTGCTCAGTCTGGTATTCAAACTGGTGCTAACGGAATCGCTTATCCTACAGATGAATAATTGAGTGAATGAAATTCCATGAATTGAACGATAGCAACTATCTCCTTTTTGCAATTAAGAATTATGAGAATCCTCAAGCAGTTACTGAGGATGACTTCTATGATGATCTTAAGAGAATTAAGTACATTAAAAGACTACTAAAGAGGTATAAGAATAGTGGTGAGTTGAGAACTCATCTTATTCTAAATCACTTTATAGTCCTTTTTAATGTTTTTGGTGACGCTGGAGTTCCCCTTTTATATTTTAAATTAGATAAAGAACTCTGGTCTTGTACTAAGAGTTTTTTGACATATCTGGGCAGGGTTCCTGAATTTCCTCGTACAGAACTAAATATTATTATTGATGATGAGTATTGTTTAAATCAACTTAGAGAAGTCTAATGGATGATTCTTTAAATGAAATGATGGCTGGCAATGCTGTCGGTCAATCTGGAGGATTTAGTAGCAAATCTGATGCTGCCGGTCCTGTTGCTGGATATGATAAGAAATTAAAGAATCGTACCATACTTGCAAAAGGTCTTATGCCTGGTTCTAGAAAGCGTTGGTCTATGAAAGAAGAGACTGTTGATGAAGGAATCCGACTTAAGAGTTTTGGTGAGTTTAAAGGCGGCATCAAGTCTGCTGGTGAGCGTCTAAATCGTCATGTGGTTCAACCAGCAGGTCAAGCGTTGCGGAGCCTGAAGAATCTGATAACTCCTAGTACTCCTAGTCCTTCAAAGACAACAAAACCGTCTAATGATGGTCGCCGTGCTACTGGTGGACTTGATGGTGTAGGAACTAAAGCTGACAATAAAGGTGCAGTTAAATTAACAGTTCAAAATGATCCTGGACTAGACGCAATTAATCGTTCAGCTCAGATGAGTACAAAAAAGAATTATCCTAGTTGGTGGGCTAAGAAAGGTCCTTCTGGTACAGCATGGCAGGGGCAGCAACAATTCCAAAGAGATCTAACCAAGTAATCTAACAGCAATGGACTCTAATTTAAATACTACAATTTTAAATACTGCCATTATCGAAAGATTGGAAAAGGTCGTAGACTCTTTGCAGGATAACTCCGTAAAGATGGGTCAGTTACTTGCTGTTCATAATGAAAAGCTAGCCAAGCAAAGTGAAGTCGATGGAATTCTATTTGAAAAAGTAGATAGACTTCATTCGGATCTGAATAAAGAGACAGACACAATCAAGAAAGGTTGTGAGAGAGACATTCGTATGGTAGATGACAGACTCAGGATGATGGAGAAAAAGATGTGGACCATCTTCGGTGGTCTCGCTGTGATCTCATTTATGGTCAGCGTTCCCGGTCAAGCATTGATGAGGGGATTGACATCGACACAAGAAACCAGTATGATAGTACCAGGCACTGGACTGGTTAATGGATCTAATAGATTCTAAGTATATTGGTCTAGTTTCTGCTAGACTTCAAAAATTTAAAAGGGTCAAAGCAGACCTCTACAACTTTCGTTGCCCTATATGTGGCGACTCTCAGCGGTATAAGAATAAGGCTAGAGGGTACATCTATTCGGTAAAAAACAATACTAATTTCAAGTGCCATAACTGTGGTGCTTCAATGTCGCTTAACAATTTTCTAAAGAAGATTGATATGACACTGCATAAGAAGTATGTTATAGAAAAATTTAAAGGTGGATTTACTGGTAAAACATTTACAACTGATGAACCCACATTCGTTTTTGAAAAGCCCGTATTCCAATCTAAGATCCTTCTCCCTCTATGCAGTGAGGTGGAAGTTGGTAGAGCCTACTTACAAAATCGTGGAATCGACCCCGCCAAATTCTATTTTGCAGAGAAGTTTAAAACCTTTGCTAATTCATATAAGAAAGTTTTTGCAAGCACATCTTTTGAAGAGTCTAGGATCATAATTCCTTTGTTTTATAATCAAAACCTAATTGGATTCCAGGGCAGAGCTCTGGGTCGTAGTAAGGTTAAATACATCACTGTAATGCTTGATGACAACGCACCAAAAATTTATGGATTTGACACAACCAATAAGAACCTACCAATCTATGTGGTCGAAGGACCCTTTGACAGCACTTTCCTCAACAATAGTGTGGCTTTGTGTGGCGCTGACGGTGACCTTCGTTGTCTTGAGGGAAGCGATTGCGTTTATACTTTTGATAACGAGCCCCGTAATGGCGAGATTGTTGGACGCATCAGAGGAGCTATATCTAGAGGCGAGAAAGTCGTCATCTGGCCAAGCAGTATCCAAGAAAAAGACCTGAACGATATGGTATTGAGTGGCATTAATGTAAATGATGTGGTAGAATCACATACATATTCAGGTCTTGAAGCACAAGTAAAATTCACAGAGTGGAAGAAGGTATGACAAACGGGACTAAGGTTCGTAAAAGATCAGGATCGTTAGAGATTCTTGATCTAAACAAGATGCACAAAATGGTAGAAGAGGCATGCAAAGATCTTGCTGGTGTTTCAGCCTCTCAAATTGAAATTAATTCTGGAATTCAATTTTATGATGGAGTTACAACAGTTGAAATTCAGGAGATTCTAATTCGCTCTGCTTCCGACCTTATCGATCTAGATAACCCCAACTATCAATTCGTTGCTGCAAGACTCCTTCTGTTCGCTCTCAGGAAGCAACTATGGGGTCGTATGCACGAGTCTCCATCTCTACAATTACATATTGATAATTGTGTCACCCGTGGAGTCTATGATGCTGAGATTGTTTCTAAGTATTCTTCTGAGGAATGGGAAGATCTAAACTTGCTTATTGATCATGATCGCGATTTCTTGTTCACTTATGCTGGATTGCGACAGGTTGCAGATAAATACCTAGTCCAGGATCGCAGTAGTGGTGAAGTCTACGAGACTCCACAATTCATGTACCTGATGATTGCCGCTACTATTTTTGCGGAATATCCCAAAGATACTAGGCTAGAATATGTCAGAAGATACTACGAAGCAATCAGCAAGCACAAAGTCAACATCCCAACCCCGATCATGGGAGGTGTCAGGACACCCTTGCGTCAATTTGCATCTTGTGTTCTCGTTGATGTTGATGACTCCCTCGATAGTATCTTTAGCAGTGATATGGCTATTGGTAAATATGTCGCACAAAGGGCTGGTATCGGTATTAACGCAGGCAGAATTCGTGGGATCAATTCTAAAATTAGAGGCGGCGAGGTACAACACACAGGCATTATCCCCTTCCTTAAAAAGTTTGAGAGCACTGTCAGATGCTGCACTCAGAACGGCATCAGAGGTGGTTCTGCTACAGTTCACTTTCCTATCTGGCACAAAGAAATCCAAGACATAATTGTTCTGAAGAACAATAAGGGAACTGAAGACAATCGCGTTCGTAAGTTAGATTATAGTATTCAACTTAGTAAACTCTTTTATGAGAGGTTTATTTCAAATGGGCAAATCACACTCTTCAGTCCTCACGATGTACCAGGTCTCTATGATGCTTTTGGGACTGATGCATTTGACGCTCGCTATGTGGACTATGAATCAGATAGATCTATTCCGAGACAAACTGTATCAGCTCAGGAGTTATTCTTAAGTCTTCTTAAGGAACGGGCAGAGACTGGTCGTATCTATATCATGAACATTGATCATTGCAATTCTCACTCATCCTTTAATGATAAGGTAGAGATGAGTAATCTATGTCAGGAAATTACTCTTCCAACTAAACCTCTCCAACATATTGATGGTGAAGGTGAGATTGCACTGTGTATTCTTTCTGCTATCAATGTGGGTAAACTTCGTAGTCTAGATGAACTAGAGGAACTTTGTGATCTTTCTGTTCGTGGACTTGATGCCTTGATTGACTTCCAAGGATATCCTGTTAAGGCTGCTGAGATTGGTACTAAGAATCGTAGGTCTCTGGGTGTAGGTTATATCGGTCTTGCACACTATCTGGCTAAGCATAAGGTGGGATATGATGATCCTGCGGCACATCAACTGGTACATGACCTTACAGAGGCGTTTCAATATTACTTATTGAAGTCATCTAATCAGCTTGCTAAAGAGTATGGACCTTGTGGTTATTTTGATCGTACTAAATATTCTGACGGTATCTTACCAATCGATACTTATAAAAAAGATGTTGACGGCATTGTACCTCACAGTTTAAAATATGATTGGGAAGCTCTTAGAGAATCTATTGTATCCAACGGACTTAGGAACTCAACATTGTCCGCACAGATGCCTTCGGAGAGCAGTTCCGTTGTGTCAAACGCAACCAATGGAATTGAACCTCCTCGTGGATACCTGTCCGTTAAGAAGTCTAAAAAAGGACCACTCAAGCAAATCGTTCCACAGTATAATACTCACAAGAGTCACTACACTCTTCTCTGGGATATGCCATCAAATGATGGTTACATTAAGATCGTTGCTGTAATGCAAAAGTTCTTTGATCAGGCTATATCTGGTAACTGGAGTTACAATCCAGAGAACTATCCTGACAATGAAGTTCCTGTGTCTCAGATGGCAAATGATCTACTTACTACATATAAGTACGGTTGGAAGACTAGCTATTATCAGAACACTTATGATAATAAAAATGATGAGATAGAAGAAGAAACGCCAGATCTAAATACCCTACTAACCAACCTAAGTAAAGAAGACGAGTGTGACGCCTGTGCAATTTAAAATCAACGCTGATCCTATGCCCAAAACTAGTGTTCGTGGGATGACAGTTTTTAATACGAGTGATCATAGTACAATGAAACAACCAATGTTCTTCGGTGCTCCACTTGGAGTTCAAAGATATGATTCCTATAAGTATCCTGTCTTTGACAGGTTAACGACTCAGCAGTTGGGATATTTCTGGAGACCAGAAGAGGTCTCTCTACAGAAGGATCGGGGCGATTATCAACTACTTCGTCCAGAACAAAAGCATATCTATACTTCTAATCTGAAGTACCAGATCATGCTTGATTCTATTCAAGGTCGTGGTCCTGGTATGGCATTCAGCCCGTACTGTTCTCTTCCTGAACTAGAAGCATGTATGAATGCTTGGCAGTTTATGGAGATGATTCACAGTAGGTCCTATACTTACATTATTAAAAATGTTTATAGTGATCCTTCAGAGATCTTTGACACTATCATTCATGATGAAAGGATTCTAGAAAGGGCTAGATCAATCACACATGCTTATGATGAGTTCATCAATGCTGCCCAACAGTATGGTAATACTGATGATTGGGTTCATGCTCAAGAAGGTGCAGGAACCTTTAGAAGTAATAGATACGAATTAAAGAGAAAACTATTTCGCGCTGTCGCCAATGTCAATATTCTCGAAGGCATCAGGTTTTATGTCTCGTTCGCTTGCTCGTTTGCGTTTGGTGAACTCAAGCTTATGGAAGGATCCGCTAAAATTATCTCTCTCATCGCAAGAGACGAAAACCTCCATCTTGTCATTACTCAAAACATCCTCAACAACTGGAAGAAAGGCGATGACCCAGACATGCAACAGATTGCTAAAGAGGAACAATCGTGGCTGATTGATACCTTTAAGGAAGCTGTTGGACAAGAGAAGCAATGGGCAGAGTATCTGTTCAAAGACGGATCTATGATTGGTCTGAATGAGAAACTTTTGTCTCAGTATGTTGAGTGGGTAGCTAACCGTCGTATGAAAGCGATTGGTCTTGATCCTATCTATGATATTGCTGCTAAGAATAACCCACTGCCTTGGACTACTCATTGGACATCCTCTAAGGGTCTTCAGGTAGCACCTCAGGAGACAGAGGTTGAGTCTTATATCGTTGGTGGTATCAAGCAGGATGTGAAGAAAGATACCTTTGCTGGATTCCAACTATAAATAAAGTATATCGTCGCCGCAGAGGGTCCTGGTCACAGTCAGGTAACCCTCTTTTTTTATGCTTATAAATAATTCTACTGGAATATGTTGAAGAGAAATGCTTTCCTCTGATCTTAACAAACTTGCGGACTCTTATGCTCAGATTGTTTCTGAGGCAATTGATCCAAAAGGTGCAGCTCGTATGGATGCCTCTAAGGGCAAAAAGAAAGAGACACAAGACGAAATTGATAAGCGTCTAATGTTAGGTAAGTATTCTCCTGGCAGTAAGAAGAAGAAAACTGATAAGTGTACATCTGAGTCCTTCTATCTGAAGAGACTACAGGCTATGAATCCTGTATTTGCTGAACAGTACTTTGCTATTGCAGAGGTTCTGGTCGAAGATGGATATGAGAACTCTAGACTTATTGATAATATTGTAGAAGCATTTCCTCCTGAGGTGGTTGGGTATGAGTTTCGTGCTGCATTAAAGGCAGTTAACCCTAGGATCAATGAGAATCTTGACATTGCAGAGAAGCGGCAGGCAAGAGCTATCATTGTAGAATTTAATTTGATGAAGAAACTTGGTGATGCAAAACGCGCTTTATTTCCTGATGCAGCTAATTCTAACAATCCAAATGTAAGATCTGGAGTTCAGACTAGACAATCTGCTTCCAATCTTTTTGGTCCCCCCAAGAATACACCAACCAAACCTGCTACTCCTCCTTCATCAACATTAGCTTCTCAGCAACCATCAAGCAGTCGTCCTCCATCTCCTCCAAAGAACCAAGGAACTGGTGAGCGTTCTGCTGCAGCAAATGTTGCCAAGCAACAGGCAGCAAAACTTGCTAATCAAAATAAATCTTCTACCCCTAGTCCTTCACCTAAACCTACACCTACACCTACACCTACACCTACACCTAAAGCAAAACCTACTGGTCCTATCACAAGTAGAGCAGCTATTGCTGGTGGTAGTAAGGAAGGTCAAGGTCCTAAGTCTGCTGCTAGCACCTACACTGGTGCCAATGATAAGACAAAGGTAGGTCGTTATAAAACCCTTGCACAACATCGTGCTGCTGTTGCTGCTAATAAGAAGTCAATGTCTGAGGGTAGTGTCTTTGAAAGTTTGAAGAAAGCCCGCGAGAATGTTGGTGCTTCTACCTGTTGGGATGGTTACAAGGCAAAGGGTACAAAGAAAAAGGGCGGTAAGGATGTACCTAACTGTGTAAAGGAAGAGGATCTCTTGGAAGCACCATATGGTGTATCACCTAATAAAGATCCTATGGTTCCCAAGAGTCATAATGAGCGTATGAGAGAAGTTGGTGATAGAGTCAAAAAGCAAGGTGTTTTTCTACCCCCCTATATTGGTCCAGAACCAAAAAGAGTAAAAGCTAAACCAACCACTCAAACGGCTGGTTACGAGCCAGAAGGTGAGATGGTTGATGAAGGTTCTATCGGTGATAGAACACGAAAAGTTGTCGGTGATCAAAGACAAGGTGTTCATGGCGATGATGATGCAATCAGAAGAGACACTAATTCAATTAAAAATAATTTACTTAAGATGAGACCTTATGGTGCAAAAGGATTCCCAGCCACAGTCAACTCTAGTAAAGATAAGAAGACCACTCAGGTAGCACACTTTGAACCAGAAGGTAAATTGTTAGAAGGTATTAGGGATAATGATCCTGAAAAGGGTACTAAGGAGAGAAAGGCCCGCCTTGAGAAGAAGCGTGGGATGAAGGTGGATGACCATCCTGAGTATCTTGAGACTAATATGAAGAAGCGTCAGGAAAATAACGAGAAGGCTCGTAAGGATATGGATAAAGTGAAGGGTCAGAAGAATCCTCACTTTGAAGATGTTAGTCACTATGATGTAATCCTTGCTTTTCTTAGTGAGAACAACCTCATTGAGAGTGTAGATGAAGCAGAAGAGATCATGATGCAACTCACTGGTGCTCAGATTGTTGAGATCATTGATGAATTCATGAACAACTGAGACTATATAATGTAGTTTAAATATATCATGGTTGATTATGAAAACCCCTGGATTTTTGAAGGACAACCTTTTTTATCTGAGAACATTGGTGAGTTTGTCGGTTTTGTCTACCGGATTACTAATCTTAAATCAGGTAGACAATACATCGGTAGGAAATACTTTTACCAACTACGAAAGCCTAGAGGTGGAGGTAGGAGAGTTAAAAGTGAGAGCGACTGGAAAAGATACTACGGAAGTTCTGACGAACTTAATCAGGACCGCCGTGGACTTGGAAATAGTTCCTTCAGACGAGAAATACTTTCGTTACAATTAACAAAGGGAAAAGTTAACTACGAAGAAACCAAACAATTATTTGTTCATTCTGTCCTAACAGAATCTCTTGACAACGGCGACCCCAAGTATTACAATAGTAATATCTTGGGTCGATATTATAAAAAAGATTATTATGATTATAAGATATGGAGTACTGACTGAAGAAGTTTTACTTAACTGTGAAAATTTTCTTGAGAATTCTTTAGGAGAAAATGTTTGGTCTGTTAGTGAGTTATTTTGGGATGACTCTTTGAAGGTTGGTGTGACAGGAAATGTCACCATGACTAACTTACCTGCAGAACTTAGACATTCTGTGCTAAGATGTATAGATCCATATGTTCTGCCATATGCTGAAGCTGAGGTACAACTTTATGTTTGGCATAAAAATTCTGGCATATCTATGCATGACGATAACGGTCGGTATGGGTGTACTATATACTTAAACCGAGAGTGGGATATCAATTGGGGA